CTTTGTTCTGCTGTCATATTACGCAACCCACGAATACCGCCTTTGTGTTTAATCTCATCACTTAACTTTTTAAGGTCGTCTGGTAAAATACAAGGCATTTGTTATCTCCTTATTGACATTTGATTGAATCCAAGAAAGCAACCACATCTTGTGCATCATCGGCATTATTTAATTCGGTTACATACTCGTCTGCCGCTGTGTTGACCTTTTGCTTTTCTTTCTCATCATAATCTTTTTTATACTGATTATCTAGTGCTTTTAATTGAGAAATTGCATCAAAATCGCCATCGCCTGTGAAATTACGGAAACCTGCAACTCTTTGCCCCCACTCTTTTGCTAAATCTTGGGCAACCTTACTGTTGATAAGTTCCATCGCCAAGTCAACATTATTGGTTTCTGTGGCAAACCGTTCTAATGCAGTGTAAAGGTCAGATGCATACAACCCTTCCTTTTCCGGTTCTATCCCATTTATGATATTAAGGGCTTCGTCTGTGCGTGTTCTCACAAACTCATCTGCCGCTTTTGCTACTTCTAACATATCTCTATGGGTGTCATATCTACCCAATGCCACGTTATTAGCATCTATATCACGTGCAAGCCCCGACAAACGATTCTGTAACGAATTTTTGTTGCCACCCGGAACTTCATACCGACTTGTGTCATTTAAGCGTTCTACGGCGTTTATTTCGTCTTTTTCTTTCTGTGTAAAGTTATCTTCTGCTGCCTGAACTACATCATTAACGTTTTTAGAAATGGTTCTTATCTGTGCTTGTTCTGGTGTTATAGCACCTGAGGCGACCTTTGCAGAAATAACATCGTCTGCCATAGTTACCTGTTCAAACCATGCTTGTAATTCTGGTTTAAGTTCCCCAACCTTACCCCAAGTTTCACGGAAATATGGATTGGTTAAATCTTCATAAATATCTGTTAAATATTCTTGATAACGCTTAAACCTTTCAATAAGTTGTTCACGGTTTTCATCATCAACATCTATATTTTTAGCCCAATCTTTCTTATTTAACACCCACCCTTCATACGCACGGGCAAATGCTTCACTTGCTTCATCAGGAACTGTTATCGCATCAGGACTAATTCCAAGGGCTTTTTCTACCGCACCCCAAGATTTCATGAACGATTCGCTTGCTTTCCCTGAACGATAATGGCGGAAGAATTGTTGCAACCAATCATGAGCAAACTCATGGGTAAGGGTTGTAACATCAGCATCAGGACTTAATACAATTAAACGATAATCAGGAACATAGAATCCCCTAAAATCTTTTCCTTTCCCACTTACTCTTGTTTGTGGTTCCAGACCTTCATAAGCAGGGTAAATATCGTCAAGACGGGCGTTTTCTGCCGCCAAGTCAGATTGTTTAAGAATCTGTGGGGAAATGCCGTATGGCAACACTGCTTTTATAATATCATCTTGTGGCATTGTTGCAATTTGTTCATCTGTAAATCCACTATCACGCAATGCTTTATAAACTAAATCAGGGTCAGCAAACATTTCTTGGAAAGCCGGCATACGTTCTTTGCGTTTTAACACGTTTTGGCGCATTTTCTCAATAGCCCTACGTAATTTACGCTGTTCGGTGCGCTGTTTGCGTTCTTCTGCTCTTGTTTCCCTTTCTTCCTTACGTGTCTGTTCCTGTAATCTCCGTAATGATTGTTGCAATTCTGATTCATCTTGTTTCTGCATGGCTCTCAATGCACGTTGGCGAACCTGACTTGCTATCTTTCTACGATTGCTGATGTCCATTGCCCTTTCTGATTGTTCGGAAAGCATTTGGCGGACTTTCACACGGTCTGTTTCAACAATATTAGAAATATCTTGTGGTAATTTAGCATAGAACTGTTCAATTTTAGATTCCAATTCTTCAATCTTATTGAAATCTTTTTGTTCTTTTGCGTTCTCATCACGTAATTGCTGACGTAAATCGGCAATTTCATTATTTAATCTTGCAACGTCATCGGCAATCTGTTCGGGAATACCTGTTCTAAAATACCCAATTTCATTAACCACACCTTGTAAAAGTGGGCTTTCTTCCGGTGCATACCCTTTCTCTGCCGCTTCCGTTACCAACCAAGACATTTCTAAATCGGTTTGGGTTTCAATAGCATCTTCTTTCTCTGCTTCACTTAAATCCTTATCTTCATATAGAACCGCTATCTTTGACCGCAGATTATCACGCACAGTTTCAAGTTGTGGATTATTAGCGGTTTCCACTTGGTCTATCATGTTATCGGCAACCTTGGCCGCTGTTTCAGGCGACAAACCATATTCAGTTAAACCTTTAATAAGTTGCCGTCTGCCGTAAGCATGAACTGCACTACCAAACCCAAAACCAATCGGGCCGGCATACGCCATTGAAATCAAAATCTCTTTTAATCCTTCGCCCCATGTTTTATCAGTTGTACCTGACATCTTTTGGGTCAAGAACCGAGAGAACCCTTGTTCCATTTCTTCGGCAATTTCTTCTGCACCTGTCAATGCACCTGCTTTAAGGGCTGTTCTAACACCACCTGTTCTCAATGCTCTACGCAAGCCCCCAGCAAACAATGGTTCAACACCGCCCATAAACTCAATCTGTGCTGCCGCCGCTGAATATGCGTATTTACTTAAATCATCGCTTGGAACATAGTTTATTAAATCAACATCGCCTGTTTCTTCAATATATTTCTGCTTTTCTTCCCAAGCAATATCCCCTAGTTCCTGCATATAAGTACCAATCAGACCTGCTTTCTCTGCCGCCGCCGCTGCTTGTTTGGCACTCTTAACTGGTCTAAATACAACTGTCTTAAACTCTGGGTCATTAACCAAGGACTTAAAGAACTGTTTTCTTCCTAATCTTGTAAATCTACCCGTAAATGCAGATGTAGCAATAATAGGAACCATACGACCTATTGTAGATGCTGTTACGTTCAACACATTATCAGGGTCAACCCCTTTCTGTATGTTCTGTATTTCACGCAAGAAATCTCTGTTTTGGATAAACTCTGATGTACTTGCAATAATATCTTCCGCTATGCTTTGTGTTGGGTAAGGCGCACCTTCCAACATTTTAACAGCATCATTGAAATAATCTAACTGTTTTGCGTATTCTAAATGGCTAGATACCGTTCTATCAAAAAACTCTTGCCGGTCATCAAACTCTTTTTGTGTAATCTTGCCTTCCGATAAATTCTGTTTGGCTTGCTCTAAAACGTTTTTAGCGTTCTGCAATTTAGCATACACAGAATTAACATCGCTTTGGCGTTTCTTTTGTTCTACTGCATTAAACTCATCAATAACCAGTTGATTTTCTTGTGTAACCTTATCTAACTCTTCTTGCGTAATCTTTTTATCATTAAAATCTTTGGTGGCTTGATTTATGGCTTGCTGGGCTTTCCTAGCGTGAGATTGTTTCATAGAATATTCAAACATCTCTGGGTTACCACCACTTCCTTCTATTGCATCGCCTGCTGGTGTTGGGAAAAACGCATACCCTGCCGCCCCTGCTACACCTGCCGCCGCCGCACCCCCTACTACACCTGCACCAATCTTACCCAATAATGAAGATGCCGCCCGTGTTCCAATGGTTTTAGCCAACGCATTTTCGGCAACTGGGGTTAACGCTTTCCATGTCAACGCACCAATCGCAGTTCCTGTTGCTGTTTTACCGGGGCTAGTTAATACTTCGTTCACAAACTGTGCTAATGTATGTCTAGCAGAATCTTCCGCCGCAACCCCAATAGAACGAGAAATTTCTAATGGTTTGGGCAAATCATACTGTAATGCCCCCGTATCCAGTTTCCAAGAACCTGTAACCAAGGCACGTCTGCGTGTTTCTTCCCCTGTTAAAAACTTATCAGATTCATATTTAGCGTTGGGGTCAAGTTTGTATGGTTCAGTAATAACTTTGGTTTCAGCATCCGCAGGAATATCAGGGATGCCATTGTAATATGTCTTTTCTGCCATAATTTGCCCCTTATTTAACTATTTCTGTTATAATATCGCCTTTTGGGGTAATTTCCTTTACTCTATACATGCCCCCACCAACTCGGTCTTGGAATATATGTTCTTTATCTGCTTCCCAAGAAACCCAATCGCTATCGCTAAAATTATTCATATATTTTATATGAGCCGCAGCAACTTGTAAAGCCCTTTGTATGCGTGGTATCTGTTCTAAATTACCTTCATCTATCGCCTGCATTGTGGCGTTTTCTGCTGTGCGGATTGCTTCGGTCAACTGACGAACTTGGGTTTCGGCCAATGCTCTTTCTGCACCACGACCCCAACGGTCAATCCAAGGTTTCTTTGATTCCCAATCTACACTTGGTTCTTTCCCAGCACGCAAACGATTAACCGATTCTTCAACATTGTTAATCTGCATACCAAATCCTTGGGTAACTTCCCCAAATGTCTTCATCATTTCGCCATACGCTTGATTTCTTGCTTTTTCCATTACCATACGGCGTGACATCTGTAAATCGGTATCAGACATAGGATATTCTAACGCATAGTCGGCAACTTCATCTAAAACTAAACTTGCTTCAAATAACGCCTGTGATTGTTGTTCTGTTGTTTCTGCATTAGGTTGTGCATCCCAACGATTAACCATAGCCACAACGTTTAATAAATTAGTTGCTAAAACTGGTTCTTTGGGGTCAATTTCATTAAACTTAACATTGGTTTTTTCTATTTGGTCTAAAACCCTGTTTGGAAGAACCTTTGCATCACGTAATTCTTGCATTTTCTGTGGGGTATATTCAACGAAAAGACCTGTCGCATCTTGAACACTTTGCTTAAACTTTAACGTTTCAGCATCTACCTGCATGCGTTTTAATTGGTTTTCTGCATATTTTTTAACCTTGTCATAGGTTGCTCTGTCTTGCCCTGTTTCATCCATATAACGTTCTGGTGCTAACAAGTGTGCCTGATAATAATTTTTTAACCCTGCTTCGTCATCATTTGTTACATACCGGTCAATATAATTCTTTGCCCCATCAAGCATATAATTCTGTAAACTTGCTCTTTCTTTCCGTTGCTTATCGGTAAAGATATAATTCCCATTCATATCTCTACGATTTAACAACCCATCAATCTGTTGAATATTATTTTGCCATTTTTCAATAATATTTATGTCTTTTCTTTCTGCTGGTTTTGTTAAATTGTCCAAATAATCTGCATAATCATCGGGAATAGCAATTTGATAACCTTCCAATAATGCTTTTGAATTTGCTTTAAGTTTGGCATCGTTATCTGAAATATACTTTCTGTGTGCTGCATCAACGGCTCTTAATCTAACCGCATCATGTTGTCTTAACAGATTCTCTGCCATAACTGGTTCGGTTGGCTTAATACGACCATACAAATCGTTTTCTAATTTCAACAACGCTTTGTCTAACCCCTTGAAATCAGTACCATATTTATCTACTAAATCCGCTGCACCACGATTAAATTCAATCTGTGCTTGGTCTTGTGCGATATTCTGTAATGCTTTAAGTTCGTTTTCGTTCTCTTTAATCATTACATCAAAGCCCTTTTCCACACCGGAAAGGTCTGCGGTAGCATCTTGAACACCTGCATTTGAGAATTGTGGGTTAATTTTACTAGCATAGGTTGTATTCATCGTTATTCTCCATATACTTCTTCACTTAAACTTCCACCACCAAACAGTGACCCAAACGAATCGCTATAAGCACCATAGGTCATCAACGCACCCATAACACCTTTTATGGCCTTGTTAAATGTTGCTCTGCGTTTGGCTGAATATTGAATCTTTACGTTTGTTTTAGCAATATCTGCATTGGCTCTCAACATAGCAAAGTCATAACCTGCTTCTTCTGCCCCTTTCTTCATACGTTCACGCATTACCGGTGCGCCGATTGAAACATTACCACGTGCCGCATAAGTTATTGCTTGGTCTGTGTTATAGGACAATTCTCTAAATATTTGTTCTTGACCGGCTAAAACGTTATTTTCAATGGCTTTAATTGCGTTATCTCTTTCCTTTTTATACAAAGGGAGATTCATTAGCCCTGTCAAACCTTCAACAGCCCCAACCGTACCCTTGGCTACTTGCATTTGTCCAATGGTCTTTTTTATATCAGATGCGGTGCTTAAAGTGGTATCAAGGTTAGTTGTATCACTTTCTTGTTTTTTGCCCCAAAAAGAGAACCAATCACTCATAATTGCCCCCTTATAATGCGTTTCTTGCTTCGTCTATTATGTTATCGAACGATGCTGGTGCAGGTTCGCCCATAGAATCCTGTTTCCGTGCATCAAGATAAACTGCTGTTAATTGCTGTACCAACATTGGTAATTTGCTTTCTACACGCAAAGGCGCACAACATTCTAACGCCAACGCACAAGACAGATAATCAACGAAATATGCAGGATAATCGTCAACATCAACGTCTTTCGTGTATTCTACATATAATTTTGGTGGGTTAAATCTGATTGTATCTTTACCAAATTGTTTCCAATCAAAGCATTTTGCCCAATGACGTGGGTCATAGAACACTGCTTGCATACATACATAATCCTTAATCTTTACTGGTGCTGTATAAACTACATGAATATCATCATCTGTCACTGGTGTTCCTGTAAAACTTACCCCATATTGAGCAATATTTACAACATTACTATTTAATGTCCAATTTATCCCATTATAGATAAAATCTAACGTAGAATCTTGTAATGTGCCTATTTTTGATTCTAACATGGAAATATTAACTTCTAAATTACTCAAAGACGTACCAACTGTTTGACTTATCTCTGCTGAACTATCTGTCATATCATACAAGAAATCACTGATTGTTGCGTAGTGTGGGTAATGCTTATATGATGCATTGCTTTCCTTTGTGCCAACAATCGTACCATCTTCACGGCAGAACGACCAAGGATACATACGCAGGGCTTTTTCTTTAACATCGTGCCATGCTCTCCAAATGACAGTACCGACTTCATCTGCATCTTGATAATTATTGGCCGCCGTTCCAAAGTTCACTATCAGGGGGAAGCCCAAGTAGGTTGAAACGGCATTTTGCATAATATCTGTAATCGTTCTCATTTCCTGTCCTTTTATTTTACTTTTGCCAAGAAATCGTTAATAATCGGTACTTCCGCTTCTAACAATTTCTTTAACTCTTCTTCGGTGTCTGCTATCTGTGTTCCACCATGACCTTGGGGTGAGCCAATGTAATACACTTGCTTGGCCGCATCCGTCACTTTGTAAACATTGAAAGCATAGTAGTCGCCAACGATAATTGAATACATAAATTCTTTCTTGGCTTTCCTATACTCTCTTTTTCCCATCTTTGCCCTTTTCTCTTGGCTTTGGGATGTTGACCCCAACTGATTCTTCTACTTTTTTCTTAAAGTTCATCGTCAAAATATCAAACGCACGTAATTTTGTTATATCACGCAGGTTTTCCAAGATAGAATATATTTCTAACGCACAGAATACCGTAAACGCCATACGTGATAATTCTAACGTTCCTGCAACATAAGTAGGCAGAACCATCATTTCTGCTACATGGAGTGTTATTGCCGCCACAAAATAGGTTATTATTTTTAAAACCACACGTGAAAGTTTAGCACTTTCTCTCACCTGCCCACGATATGGTGCGGCAATAAACCCTGTTAATGTATCAATAACTATACATAATAACAAGCCAATCATCGCCGTATGTATATTCTGTGTAAACGAGAATATTGCGCCCCATACTGCGTAAATTGCCTTTGAAGAACTCCATGTAATCTTGTACATTATCCACGCACTTTTTTCAATCTTGGGTTTGCTCTTTTTGCGGATGCCGAAGCATTACGTGTTGAACTCGCAAGGATGGCCCCTGCTTGTTTCATACTTACACCTTGCTTACGTGCGATACTCTTTTGGGCTGACTTAAACCCAACGTGTTTTATTGTAGCCATATCTTATCCTTTTTATTAAGCAATCGCCGTTATTCTATGAACGCCAATGCCAAGTAACCGTTCCTGTGCCGCCAAAGTTCGGATAACCACTAAACGCTTCAATCTGTGCTTGATTCGCAGCAGGCGCATATACATCTATGTTTTGCGTGCAACCAGAGAACATACTACTAAACTGATTTGTTCTCGTTCCAAAATCTATTGCTGTTGTGCCACCGATATATACCGTTGCCAATGATGTGCAACCAGAGAACATATATTGACACGCATTACTTGCGGTTATTGTTGTTAAAGACGGTAAGTCCACACTTATCAGCCCTGTGCAACTAGTAAACATATAACCACACGCACTACTCCCACTTGTTATATTTGCCAAAGCCGTCAAGTTCGCACTTATCAGCCCTGTGCAACTAGAGAACATACTATTACACGCATACGCACCACTTACTGTCATCAACGAACTCAAATCCACACTTGTCAGCCCTGTGCAACCGTAGAACATATAATAACACGCATAACTACCACTTATTGTTGTCAAATCACCCATATCAACCGCACCAGAAATAGCGGTGTTATTATAATACGCTCTGGCAAGCATATAATCAGAAACATCAGTCACACCTGTAAAATCCATAATATGTGTGGTTGTGGTATTTGGAGTTAACTTACCTGTGTTATCCAACTGGAACTCACGGTATAACGCTGGTGCAGAACCGCCACCACTAACAATCACAGAATTTATAATAGCCATCATTCACTCCTTTTATCCGATTATTACTATTGAAAGGTCAATCGCATTACTTGGTGTTTGTGTGCATGTGAACGTCAAACTGTTCGTATTCTGTGCTGTGCATAACACACCTGCTGTTGCGTAGTCGCCAGAACTTAATGGCTGTGGCGACACAATCACAACGTTGGAACTTGTGACACCATTTACGGTAATCGTCTGCGTGCTGGAAGACCAATCTGCCACTGCCAATGTTGCTGTTGTTGACGTAACCGCTGTTGACGGCGTTTGCCACACTGCGTTGTTATTATTGTCTAACGTAAGCACTTGACCTTGCTGTGCGTTTGTAGTGTCGGCAAGACGGGCTTCTGGGATTGTGCCGTCATTATCTAGCATTTTGTAATTATGTCGATTGCTTCCCCATTGGTCTGATAAGCCGACATAAAAAGTTCCATTTTCAGAGTTTGTACCATTACCGAGTTGAACACATCCACCGATATTAACATTAGTTTTTGCATTATATCCAACGCATGTATTATAATGACCGGAACCACCTGTTGGTGCAGAACCGTACCCAACATATGTTGAAAAATTACATGCAATACCACCAGAATATGCCCCAACAAATACAGCATTTCCAGCAGGGCCTGTATTCCCTTTGATAGAAACACTTGTGTTATTTCCATTGGTTGAATTATTAACTAACGGTTTATCACTCCAACTAGCGTCTGTGCCATCTGTGGTTAGGAACTTATCAGCATTACCTGTTTGGTCGGGAAGACCGGAACCACCACCGCCACCTTCGCCTGCTAATGTTGCTACACAAGGAATATCACGATAAACATTACCATCGCCATCTTCCAATGTAGCCATATTGTTATTTACTTCTACGATTGTAAAGTTACCAGATGTAAGATTTACACGAGATGGAACTGTGATAGTATTCACACCATCAGATAGCGTAGTAGTGCTATTATTTTGAGATATTATTGTGTAAGCCACTTCTTTCTCCTTTCTTGTTTTTATTTTAATATATTTTAATTCCTTTTTTCAATACTTTTTTATGCTGCCATACCGCAAATTTTCCAATCTTTTGTCACATTAGTGGTATCGTAAATTGTAAAATATGTTGTGTATTTTACTCTTGCCCCAACAGAAGCGTATGTTGGGTTGTTATTTGACGTGTCTTGCACTATTGTAACTTGCAAATTATAATTCGCATCTGCCATTTCTACTGGGATAGTTACAGCATATTTATGGTCGCTAACAGATGTTGGTGTTACTGTACCACCCTGTTCAACCCAACCAGATTTATACTTTCTATACCAAGTATAGTTATTTTGTGCTGTCGGTAATTGGCTTTCTACTACATAATCTGCACCTGCAATGGCTGCTGTATTTGCTGCAACGTCTGCTAATACACTCGTACAGGTTTCTACTGCTTCATCTGTTGCGCTAATTGCTAACTGAACCATCGCACGATACCGAACGGCATTTGGTTGAACCGTTGTTGCGTTGTCGTCATATACCCCCGAAGCACGTGAAGCATCCGCACCAATTTGTTCATACGTTAAATCGTTCCCACTGCTTCCGTGTCTTTCAGTGGTGCCAGTCTTATAGAAAATCCCCGCAGGTTGTACATTATTACTGCATGCAACTGGTCCAAGGACACCTTTCAAATTAGGTATCTTCGGGGATAAATAATCCCCAATCTGCACCGCCGTTCCAGTTTCAATAAATATATCTTCCAAACTTGGCACACGGAACGTTGTTGTGCCTACACCATCCCACCCAAACACACCAACTGAACCTTGTGTATTTAATAAGGTTTGATAGGTAGCAAGAGAAACATACGGTATCTTGTTTAATGCCAACAGATTTCCGATACTTGCCGCACCATCAAAATCTGCTGTGCTATATGTTCCGCCGTTACACTCTACTGCACCGTTCATAGCGGAATCTTTACGCATTGTAAAGAATATATCCCCGATATTTCTTGCACCACCGATTGTTGCTTTAACAAAACCTACATTTGCGATATTGTCGTCTGTTGGTACTAATGGCATATCAACCGTAGAATCCCCTGTGATTTCAATAGAATCAAACGAAACTATCTGTGGGTATGGTGTAAATTCTTTTGATGTATGATTCCAAAGGATTCTTCCACCCTGTTGCCCGTCTTGTTCTGCAATATCCCAAATCTTGCTTGTGATTGGCACATAACCGTCATAATCTGCTGGTGGTGTAATTGTCTGGTCTTGCACCCACGCACCGCTGACACGGTTGTAGGTCACGATTATCGGGTTGCCTTGCCCGTCAACCTGTGAAAAGTCAGCATAATTCGTGCCGTCTTCTGCACTTGGTGCTACGGTTGCTGAATACATTTTGGCATACCAGAACCCTTGTGCTGTAATCATACGACCAGAGTTTGCCGCCAAATCTATCTTTTCTTCCAATTCAGTTTGTTCTGCTTGGGTAATACCAAGGTTTTCATCTGTAATTGGAGTGGCAAAATCCCCGTCTTTACTGGCTTTTTCTAACTGCAACGCTGTAATATCTGCCATAATATCTGCTTCATTTTCCAAGAAAGTACGAGCAACTGTGATATAATATGGCTTTTCTGTTTTGGCAACAATCTTTAAGTATGCAAGTTTAGAGTGTTCCACAATACATTGAATCACATCGCCAACTTCTGGGGAATCCTGATTTTTAAGATTCAATCTTGGTTGAAAGTAATGTTCTACCAAACAATCTTCCAAGGTATCTGCTGTGCTATAAATCCAAAGATTTGCATGTGCCTTGAATAAATTAAATTTAGAACATAATACAAAGGTTTCCGGTGTAAATGCCATTTTTCTTTCTCCTTTTATTGAACTTCATCGTACTCTATTGTTGCAGTTAAACTCTTTACCAAGAACGGTGCGATTGCTGTAAACCCATAGAACTTTTCACGTGTTGGATTATCAAATGCTCTGCGCCAAATCATTGTTCCGTTCTCATTGTAAATATCTAATGGTGCTTCAACCACAAATGGTTCGTGGATTTCTGGTGTTTCAATAGAACGGGTCAGATTAAAGAACTTTCCGAAATCTTGTGTTTCGATTACCCCTAAATCTGCATGCGCCCAATTCCAAAACTCTTGTGGTTTAATAACTGCGGAAATCTTAACAATTCTCTTATTTATTTCTCTGGTTGCCATACCTACACCGATTTCAACACTGCGCCAATCATATTGACGGAAGAACCCAGCAACAAACAAGAATGGGTCATTATCATCGCCAAAACTTATTGTCGTTGTACCATCGCCATTATCTGTAATATCAGTGGGTTCTAAAATATCATATCCTGTACCAGTTGTAATTAACCCACGGAAATATATACCGTCTTGTCCGATGAATTGTGCAATATCTGTTGGTAAAGTTAATCCACACGGGAAATTAAAGAACTCTGACCGTGCGAATCTTACTAAATACACCTTGTATTCTGCTGGGTTATTCACATCTGTTATGTTGATTTCTGCCCACAAACTCCAACCTGCACAGAATAATCTAACTATTTCTAGTTTCTTTTGACCGATTATTTCCAAGTCATAACCGTTCATCTTAAACACACCAACCAAACCAGAATTGGTATCTATTACCGAACCAAACAAAGAACCATCTTCGTTTAATCCAACCAATAAATTCCCTTCGTTGTTGTATCTATTCTTTAAGTAAACCAACTGCTTACAGTTATGAATCATACCTTCGGTCTGGCTACTTAATGAAATCGGTTGGTATCTGTCTTTTAACAAACTGAATTGCGTACCATAGATAGCGTTTTTATCTGCTGACACATAGGTAGTAACACCGCCACAATCACAAATTGGAGTTCCTTTTGCCACACCTACTTCGCTACGCAAATCAAATCCATTCAACGAACCTGTTGGTGTTAAATTGGCTAAACTCATGGCATATTCGCCGTTTGTACATGCTATACGTAATTCGTTATTAGAAACCACAAAATCAACAATTCTACAAAAATCTTTACTTGCTATTGACGTGGTAAACGCATCTGATTCTGTGGCTGATTCTGGGTCAAAATCGTTAATAACACCAATACGTGATGCACATACTAAATTCCCATAATAATCATTACCACCAAAAACAAGACGTTGATTGGTATAAATTACTGAATCGGGATAACTCGGTGTACCTGTTGGACTTGCCGTATCCCCAAATGGGTTAATATAACCAAATACCCATCTTGCAGAATCCCCTGTATAAGAAACCATACCGCCACTTATTACAGAGTTCCATGGTATTTTAATTGTAGTATCAGACGCATTTAATACGGTCATCGGACTTAACACATATGCAGTTAAAGACGTTGCTGATTCAACTGACCGAACTTGCACTGCACCACCGTTTCCGGGGGATTGTATAACCTGCCCAACTAAACTTTGAGTGAAACCTGTTCCAGTTATAGTAACGAACTTACTAACCGTAATAGATGTTTGGTCTGTAATCTGATAGTTACCAGACGTTGGAACTGTAAAGTCACTTGGAGTTTCTATTTTATTTCCACGGATAAATATATTCTTAAATACGTTAGTAAAATAATCTTCCTTCACTGTTAAAACAGGGCTTGCCCAACCATTTGTTCCTTCTGTAATATTAAGCAAGATTGGTTTAGTAAACTGGTCGTACAAAACTATATTATAACCAAACTGATATGCTTTCGTTGGTACTTCCCCTGTAATAACCGTATTCGCAATAGGTGTGGAAAGGTCTGTTTGTATTGTATTATCTTCCTTGCTCAATGGGGAATAGATTGCAATCTTTTTAGTTGTACCTTGATTTGTGTCTAAACTTTCTGTTCTATAATATTTTATGCCATCAAACACTAATTCCGTTGACGTGCCTGAATATGCTCTCCCAATATATTCCAAACTTGTGTTATAAACGCCATCAGATGACGTTGGTGTTGTTACTTTCGTATAAACGGTTATTCTAGATGAAACACTCACGATAGATGTAGAATATATACTTATTCCACCACTAGAACCAGAAACATGTGCAATTATGGTATCTCCAACCGATGGGTTTAATGAAGTTGTATAAACCCAATCAACAGTAATATAACGAGTTGTATATCCTGCTGATGCGGATAAATTTCTTTCTTTAATCTTTATTGTTGTATTAAAGTTCCAGCCATAATAATTAACACCACCACTTGTATAATCTCTACCCGGCGCACGATTACAAGTTTTTGTAACCTTTTTGGTAATATGATAATTGGATGTTCTAGCGGTAACAGAAACATCTATAAATGGTGTTGCTAACCATCCATAATAATCTATTGTGCCTGCTGAATAATCAACGGCTACTGGGATAACTAAATCTGTTCCAGTATCAAAAAGGGTTAATAATCTAACTGCTGTATTTGTAACCCCATTTGATGCTACCTTAATAGATGGTGCGTTTTCTAACTGTCCATAACGGTTTATATAAGTATTATCGTAAACTGTGCCGCAAGCATTTTGCAGACCCATATCAACACGTTCGGAAAGCAGGTCAGAAACCTGCCCACGATTGAACTTAATCTGCTTTATGCTTGTTGCTTTCATTCTACTTCCTTTTCAACAATAGATTTTGCCTGATAATATCTTAACACTAACCCAACATACGCATCTATCATTCCCTGCCAATGTGCCAATTCCTTGTTATCATCGGTCTTGGCAGGGCTTGTGGCCACCAAACTCCATAATTTAGTAATCAAGTCGTTAATACAACCTTCATACTGGCGAACAATCTCACGTGCGTTCGCAATATCTTCTGGTGGCAAAGATTGTGCGTTTTTTACGCCATTCAATGCCGTTTCTGCTTGTGCCAACCAATCTGATATTATGTTTTCGTTCATAACGTTACTTCTTGGTTGATTTCTTGGGCTTTGGCTGCGTTATCAAGTTCTTGCCCTTGGGCTTTGGCTTGTTGTTCTTGTGCTTGGCTTTGAGCCATTTGCACTTGCATTTGTTCCAAAGATTCAAGATTTTCTGATATAGTTTCTTCATCATTTGCCCATCCTGTTGGCATACGCATCGCTTCATTAACACCTGCGAACACTCTCGGTAAGTTAAGAGCCATCTTGGCTAAATTACCGGTCTGGTCTAGGTTGTAGTAGAAGGTAAGCGCACTGCTTGCTTTTTGTAAGGTTGCATTGTCTTGTGGTTGCAACCCGTTGATTTCAATGTCAATGTACTCTTTATATTCATCCCATGTGATGACTTTGTTATCAATGACACCGTTTCTAAATAATTCAAATACTGTGGCATCTACAACCCACTTATAGAACTCCATAGCCCGATGGAACAGGAATATCTCTGCTCTGTTCATTAACGCTGTACGGGCTTCAATTTCGGTTGCTGATGCATTTTTACCAACTCCAAGCAGAGTGTTATCACTCATGCCCTTTTGTATCTCTAATTTCTTACCTGACAGCCAATCTATAACCATGTTTGGCATATCGCCCGGTGTTAATGGGGCAATCTGTGCATCTCTTGGCTTTACGTTTATTGAATTTGGTGCAATTCTCAACGTTCTTGGGTCTAATGCCGCATGGTCGTCTGCTACCCACGCAGGAACCGCACGCATTGCAAACCCATACGTTGTTAAAAATTCTGTCCGGTTCATTGTCAAAAGTTCGGCTAAAACCATAACCGCTTGCCCTACTGCATACGGCGAACCGGACTTTTTCAGCCAAGGCAACGAAAAGAAAGGTGGAACTTCATAACCTTTACGTTCTAACAAGATAGAATCGTCTGTTTTTACTATGTAATCCCACAAATTCGTTTCATAGTTATAAACCATACACTCGGTAATGGTAAACTTTTGTTTGTCCATCTTATCTTTTTCAATATCAACGTCATCTATACGTTTAATACCGATAAGTTCAGGCCAAGTATTTATAATTTCATCCACAGGCATACCGACTTTTTTACGATAAAACTCTCTTAAAGTATTATCTGTGGAATCTGCTAATGCGATTTGATTTAATGGGATAGAAAGGAATTTCATACCTTCTTTTGTATCCCAATAATACTGAACTGGTGCTTCCCCTAACAAAAGATTACAAACAAGGTTTTCTGCTGTTTTGTTTATGTTAGAATCTATAAGAACTTGGTTAATTGTATCGGAAAGGACATTAAGAAATGATTTCATTTCTGGAATATTGTCCGAATCAATACCGACACTACCCTTGATTTTAAGTTGAATTTTTTGTTTTTCTGTTAATTGAAAATATCTCAACGCAAAGGACATAAACTCTTTTGCTGAAAGAACCCCGACATTTGTGTATAATTGTTTAAGGTTCATTACAGTTTTGGCATTACCAACATCGCCCCGTGGCAAAAAGAACGAATCGTAGTTGGGCATTGTCATTTGAGTAGCCAACTGATATACACGATACATTTGAGTAGCATTAGAAAACGCTGTTGCCGCTTTATCGTTTAATTTAATTAAGTATTCATCTTGTCTATTCATAGGTAAACCCCATTATGTTTCCGCCAGTTTGATTTGCTAATGCTTGTGCCGCCGCCGCAGTTGAACCAGAAGAACCAAATTTTGCTAAATTACTAGCATTTTTTTCTGGTGCTTCCATTATAGAACGCAACTGTTGGGCATCTTTATGAGAAATCTTTGTACCAACATTAACTCCCGAAAGAACAGGTGCTGACATTGCCATTAGTAAATCGCCCCCATTGCGCCGCTTTGTTGTTGTAAAACACTTTGAACGTTTGAATACAGTTCCGCATTATCTGCCCGTGTTTTCTTTAATAATATGGCTGATTGCTGTCTTTGTTCTTCACGTAATTTTTCTTGTTGTTTGCGTTGTGTTGATAAACTACCTGCTGCACCAAACAAACCGCCCATTAAGGAACCACCAAGCGCACCACCCATTGGGCCACCGAAATACCACCCCACAGCCGTACCTAAAATAGTACCAAACATGGATAAAGATTCTTCACTATTCATCTTACTCTCCAATTTATTGCCGAACCCCCAAAACTGGGGGAACGGTAATAAATCTTACGATAATTCAGACATCTGTGTCGCTGTCAACACGCCATCTGATTCTGTGATTCCATAGAATCCATATTTTGGTGTGCTGTCAATTGCCAACACAACATCGCCTGCTTTCATACCAGTATCTGGGGTAAAATAACCCGCTGTGGTAATAGTGTCACTCGCCGGAACGACATACTTCCACAATTTACCAGTTTCCAAAGCACCGATAGTTCCATCTTCAAGAACACGCAGATTTGTTTTCGTAAATGCCATATCTTACTCCTTTTGGTTAATAAGTTAGGCCGCAACTTTAACGTCAACTGCGAACAAACCGTCTTGGTCGAGAACGCCAATACCACGGTCAAACAATGCACGATGCACGTTGCATTTGTTCGGCTTGTCTTCGTAAACTTCAACACGGCGAGAACCTTCGTTTTCAAAGCCAACAACCGCTGCTTTGTGGAAAGCGAAGAAACGAGAAATGTTAGAACTCGGAACTGGCATACCACCTTCTTCCATATCTGGAATTTCGTGCAGTGTAAAGCCCAACCATTTCGCACCGTCAATCGCACCGTCTGTCAAAGGTTTGTTCATAGCGGTCAAGATAGAAACAAATTCACTGTCATCCATCAAGTTCATCAAAGATGCCGCAGAAGCAACAATGTGACGGTCACGTTGTGGGATACCTGCTTGGTTCATAGCACCAGCCAATTCTTTCAAAACTGCACCACTCAAAACTTGGGTATTCAAGTTCCAGTAATGGTTAACAGAATCATAACCTGCATCCATAGCGTCAATAACTGCTTGCGTAATATCACGTGTCACAGCATCTGCAACTGATTCTGCATTATCAGACGCTTGGTCGAAATTGGTTTTCTTTTCTGTCTGCCAATAAATTGGAACAGCGACTTCACGATTGGTGGTCGGAACAACCAAAGTTTTGTATTGTTTCGATTCCAACTGTGTACGTACACCCAAGATGTCATCATGGGCATGAACTTTACCGGACAAGCCAAAGCGGTCATCTTCGCCAACACGGCCTGAACGGAAATCAATAAAGGTCTGTAACGCAGCCACTTTTTCCCCGTATGCACGCTTAAATTCACGTTCAAAATTACGGATATATGTGCTGGTTATTCCACCTGTAACGATAGGCATGTATAATCCTTTTGGTTAATTTAGTTAATTGTGCAAAACAAGTAAAAATAGGGCTGTTTTTTAATCGGGGTTGTAATCAATAATGCCGATACATTATAACAGGGTTTTTATCTGTCGATAATATTTTAACAAAAGTGAAAATTAAAAATCAAGTAAAAAATTGTTATTGCTAATTATAAAGAATTATGTATAGTTTGTAGTAGCATATAAGAAACAAATAGGAAAGAAAATGACATATACTCAATCATTTATGAGAGAATTAGAAATAATCCACGAAAAAGGGTATAGCACTGTCCAAATATGTAAGTTGGCTGGTATATCCCGTAAAACACTGTGGCGAGCCAGAAAAGATGCACGAGAGATAACTATGGTTAACGCAGATAAAATCATAAACGCTATACGTAAAATCCCAAATTTACCGTTTGAATTTAAGAAAAAACCCTAGAACCTGACTTCTAGGGCGGAGAAACAATGAAAGTTAATCATTGGTTTGCCCAAATACTATACATAATAATTATTTTTATTGCAAGAAAAAAAATTACAAAAAGCACTTGACATTTTGTTGCATATGCGCTACATTATATATCAGAAACAAGAACCGAAAGCCAAATAATGTTCCCAGCATATCTTTCAAAGTTCCTTGTTTCTAGGAAATTCTCTTTCCTTCCCTCCTACTATGTTGGGAACGCCAAAATGGAGTAAAAAACATGTTAGAACAAATAATAAAAAACGAAATCAAGACCGAAATAGGTCACGAACCAAGTGAAAAAGAACTTCAAGTGTTCATGGAATACATCGAAGGAACTTTTTCAGACATGGAAAAAGACGGCAAAAGAATGAACGTTACTGACCTTGAAGTAGCAATTCATGATTGTTGCAAAGATTGTTTTGCCCAATGCGAAGAATGTGGTGAATGGTTCTTAACCGATGACGATTGGAACGAATTGGAACACTGTTGCCGTGAATGCAAACCATATGTTGACCCAGACATGATGCCGGGCGGACACGATTGGTATTAAACAAAGGGAGAACAAGATGTCGGTATATAAAAGATTACACTTAATGAAATCACTTTTTAAGGCAATAATCGTATTTATGTTGCTTGCCTGCGCACTTTGCTATCAAATCGGGTATCAACGTGGATTTTCTTACGCTTCTCAAAAGGTTAGCGATGAGTTACTAGAAGTATGCGAATCACGTATCATCGAAGCAGAAAACTCATGCGTAGATTAAGGGGGGGGCAAAGATGAAGAAATTACTTGAAATCCTTGGAATTATACTTGGTGCTGCATGGTTGTTATTAACCACCTTAAACTCATTTATTGAAACCCCGTGGTAAGCCATGACGATACTAAAAGAACTTTTAATTGTTATATTTAGCCCATTGGTAGTAATCTATGGGCTGATAAGATACATAATCGCCTTTATTAAGGGCGGAATTAAAGCAACGGAAGAAAAGGACTAGAAATGCAACCACATGAACGTAAATTTTATCTATACGATGTCTTGGCACGTCAACCGATAAACCCAATCCCAATGAAAACCATACGGAACAGCAAGGCGGCCTTGAACGAAAAGTTCGGCACCAAGAAAAAGAACCTTGACCGCATACGTGAGTGCCTTAAATCCCTGCGTAAAATGGGTTGGATAGAGATAGAATACAAGAACTATCGTGTGTTCTCAACCAAGAAAAACAAGTGGGTTGAAAGCACGTCAATCGAAAGTGTTAAGGTTTTACCCAAAAAAGAGATTGACAAGAAAAAATAGTTAAAGTATAACCAGTTATAAGTGACAGTAGCAGTGTTGCAAAGAGATGGGTTAAACCCGTGATAAAATCCCGAGAATACTGCTACTATTCTCGGGTATTTTATTAACCAAAAGGAAAAAAGGAGTTAAGAATGCAAGAACGAAAATTTTATCCAATGCTAACACAAACTATTAAATCGGCATTACGTTTAGCGGATTCATCAAACATTTATATTTATGTTGATTTGTTAGTCACATACCCACAAAAATCTACTTATAATGCGGCCATAAGAGAGTATGTTTATAGTCCAAGCGACCCCATCGCAGATATTATTATCAAAGAACTAGACCGCCAATATACTAGATGGAACAAAGGGGGGATAAATGGCTAAAAAATATCAACCTGCTATATTTCAACCAACAGTTAGACCGGATTGGGGGGGTACTTTAAGTTATTTATCCGATGCAGAAAAAAGCGAAATACTTACAGCATTAGTAAAATACCCATCTGTTGAGTGCCAAAGCAAGTTTTGGTTAGAAACAATCAAACCAGACCTAGATTTGCAATTATCAAGATTTATGAATTCAAACGCTGTTAAATCTCGTGGTGCATTAAATAGATGGGGAAAGATATCTATACCATATCATAACCATATGGATACCATATCTATACCATATGATAAAGATATGGACAAGATAAGTAATCCATGTGGTATAGATACTGAAAGAGAAAGAGAAAAGGAAAAAGAAAGGGGAAGGGCAGATGAAAATAGTGTTTTCCATGTCGATTGTCAAAACTTTGATGAAATACCCACAGATATTTTACCTGTCATGAAAAAATATTGGACAGATGAGAAAATAGAAAAAATACGCCAAGACCTTGCTTTTATGCCATCACACGACAGTTGTGTAGCAACCTTACTAACAAAGTATGACAGCGATTTATTAAAACAAGAATCTAAACCAAAAACAACCCGATTCGTAAAACCTACTGTGGAAGAGATAAGGGTATATTGTCGTGAACGCATGAACTTTGTAGAACCGCAAAAGTTTTTTGATTATTACGAATCAAACGGTTGGAAAGTGGGTAAAAACCCAATGAAAGATTGGAAAGCCGCCGTTAGAACTTGGGAAAAAAATAACTATGGCGGTCAATCTACACCACGCATGTCCTACAAAGACATGAAAGAACTAGAAAACGATATTAAATTACAGAAATTATTAAACGGGGAATAAAAATGAACGCAAAAAACTATTTAACTCAATTACTTTTCGTGTTCGGTAAGTTATTTCAACTATCTAAACCCGAAGCAGAATATATCGAAGCGTTGTATATGGCTCTACATAACTACGGATGGACTACTGCCGACCTTAAAAGAGTTATCAACGAACTTACACGTGATGAAAAGTATGTTGAAATATCACGATTTGGGAAATACCCAACGATAGCAGATTTTGTTCGGGTAAAACATGAACTAGACAGCAAACCTTTCTACGATGCTCTACGTGCATATTTATCGGGAGATTGGTGGATGAAAGAAGAGATATGGGAACTTGCCACAGACGAACAGAAAATCGCCATAGAATACAACGGTGGGCTTACAAAGTTATGGGAACGTGCTACGGATTCAACGAGCAAACAAATACCTGTCTATAAACTCATTGAATCTGTGCAGAAAAGCGAACCTGTACAAGATAAGGATATGTTTTTACGCTTGCCTATGTTAGAAAAAACTGATAATATCAAGCAATTAACGGAGAACAATGATGCCTAACATAATTGAAAGTGTAGATATTCAACGGGCAATTAGAGCAGGGGCTTACAAGAAAGCCGCCCAACTCTATTCTGGCAAAAATCTTGCTCGTGGTTGGCCGAACAAACCTACGGAAAATCAAATACGTGGGGTGTTTAGAATTGGGTATTCTCAACTTGCAAAGAAACACCCACGCACTACTTGGTTGGATTTCAAAGATAAGCCGGATTGGATTTCTAAACTAGATTACTGTGCTGCTCGTGGGGGAAAACCTTTGTTACAGGAATTACTTGAAATAATACAAAACATCGGTGGCAGACCAATGGATGTCAACATGGCTCGTGTAGTTAAATACATTGGGGTTAGACCCCCTGACCCACCGTTAGAGTTTGACGATGTGTTTAATCGGGCTATTGAGTTTATGGAGAACGAATAATGGAACAATATATAAATAAAATAATAAATGCTGATTGTTTGGACATCTTAAAACAGTTGCCCGACAAGTGTATTGATTTGGTGCTGACAGACCCACCGTATGGGTGTGGGGGAAAAGAAAACGCATTTGCTGACGGCAACAACCGTTTTGGTGGTCGGTTTGATAAATATAAAGCACAAGAAATTAAATGTATTAGAACTGGTGGTAATTGGAATCATAAATACGAAGATATACAAAAAATAACAGATTGGGATTATGCACCAAGCCAAGAAGTTTTTGAAGAAATTTTTAGGGTGTCAAAGAATCAAATAATTTGGGGCGGAAATTATTTTTATTTGCCCCCAACAAGATGTTTTAATGTTTGGAAAAAATTAACTATATCTGAAAATTTTACTATGGCAATGGCAGAATATGCTTGGACAAGTTTTAATGATAATGCAAAAGTATGGGAATTTGCCCCACAGGACACGGAACGCTTTCATAAAACACAAAAACCACTGGGTTTGTTTATGAAACAGATAGAATTGTATTCCAAACCCGGCGACTTGATTTTAGATTGTTTTTCCGGTTCTGGAACGACAGCGGTTGCGTGCCATAAATTAGGTCGTAGATTTATATGTATTGAAAAGAACCCGTATTATCACGAAAAGTCAGTAGAACGATTGGAACAAGCACAAAGACAACAGATGTTATTTTAAGGAAAAACTATGGCAGAAATATTATGGACAGAAGAAGCGATACCAATGTCGGAAGCAGAAAAATGGGGTGCAATCTATAAAAAACTAAAAGAGATTGACGAGAACCGTAAATTTCTTAAAACTATTGACCCCCACCAGATTACATTAGAACAGTGTATAGCACGCAAATTAAAGGAATTAAAAAATGCTGACAAATAATGAGCAATTTAACACGTATTCGTTTATTCGGTTTCGTAATATGCTCGCAAAAGGCGTAGAAAAGTTTGGATATACGTCAATATCAAGGGAAAGTGGTATAGCACGCAGCACTTTATATCGTATAATTCAAGGGGATATTACTGATGTTAAATTATCTACGGCACAACTTATTCAGACAACAATAATGGCTTTAAGAAAAAAAAGCACTTGACTTTATGTTGCTGGCACGCTACACTGTTTGTATCATAATTAGGAGTAAACAATGAAAATATATAACTTTAAACAACATGAACTTGGGCAAGACCAAGAACTTGCAATTAAAAACGCAATAGATAATTGGGCGATAATGACCCATACAGAACGCACTGCATTTATAGATTCTATTAACGTTTATACTAACCCAGATTGGTTGGAAACACGTGCAGGAAAGTTCACAGCATCTACTGCGTGTGAGTTTTTATCTGACCCCGCTAGCAAGGTGGCGAAAGAATCGGGCGAAATTGGCGAATCAGCGAAATCATTATGTTATCGTGTTATGGCAGAACAGAACGGTTGGAGAGAACAACAAAATCCTTACATGGAATTTGCACAATTACGCCGTGGGCTAATCTTTGAACCAACCGCACGCAAACTAGCCGAAAAAGAATTAGGCGAAACTATAACTGAATGTGGGTTTGTAGAATCTGATACGATGTTCGGTTGTTCCCCAGACGGTTTAATTATGGATGGCGACAAGGTAAAAGCCGTAATAGAGATTAAATGCCCAGAACCAAAGGCATTTTATAAACAACTAATGGATTGTGCAAAACGTGAGTATCAACTTCAAATGCAATTTGCCATGAATATCTGCGATTGTCCTAGGGCATTTTTCATACTCTACTGCCCAGAAGTATCGCCAAAGGTATTTATCTTGAAATACACTCGTGGAATCCAATGGCAGAACAAAATAAACGAACGCAAGAAACAGGTTGCAGATTTTATGCACCAAGTGAACGAACAAATCAACAGTGGAGAGTTTAATATCGAAACACTAGAATAACATTTACGGGGTTTCATTTAGGGTATTCAATCCTACATTCTCTCTCTTCGTTCCTATATGAACCCCACCAAGTTTTTTACGGCAGGGTTCTCCTAATTATTATTTCTAGCAAACATGTTTAGCCCTGCCACCAAGATAAAGAAAGAAAATGAAACTATGGAACAGTACTCTTAACACAGAAAGTAAGAAACATCGTGAGATGCGCTTGGCTGGGCTATTACCAAAAAAAGCAAGATATATCTTATCGCCTGCTTCTAAAAAAACTGCTATGTTATGGCAAAAAGCAAGAAAAGAGTGTTTAGATACCTACGGACACCGTTGTTTTATTTGTGGTCGGTCTGATTTACCAATTCACATACATCATTGGCAATTTACAAGGACTCAACGACCTGACCTAAAATACGACCAAAACAACTTGATTCCCTTGTGTCAACTTTGTCATAATCATACTGGTGCAGATAAACGATTCTATGAACTACAAACTTTAATCAAAAACAAAAAGGAAAACCAATGAAAAAACTACTTACCGCCACAATACTGGCAACCACAATCGGAACTGCAACCGCAGCACCAATCATGACAGGAACAGCAACATATTCTAACCACCACATATACCACAATGGGTATTCTGACGGTAAACACGATGCATACAATAATGTTGCTAGAACAGCCGTGATTGTAGGGTTTACTGTTATTGCAGGTGTGATTATCTATAAACTGGGGCAGAACAGCCGTTGGACAACAAATGAACGTGGGGTGGCTTATAGGTTCTAGGGGATTGGGCAAAATCTATCGCTTTTGGATTCCGCCGTGTAATCCGCCCAAAAACACGGCACTAAATTAAAAGGGGGAAATATGTCAGACGGAAGTGTTCTATATGCGTTCCAAAATTTGTATGAACCTGCACAAGAAAATAATAAATGGATTGTGCATTATAAATGGAACGGGGAATGGAAGAAAGAAACCTGTGATACAAAAGAAAAAGCATGGGATTTCTACCACAAAAAGACACGTGAACTGCGTGATTATTACTATAACTTTTTGAGAGAATTAAAGGTCAGAAAATGAATCTAGCAACCGCATTATTAAACGCAAAACTTTATATCCACGAACCGAAATACCACGCAAAGGAAAAGATGTGGGGATACGAACGCCGGGAAAACGGTCAGTGGGTAACGCACTTTACATTCACGGAAGAAGCGTGCTGGGAAGATTTTTATAAACATTTCCGGGCGATAAAAGAATCTTTGATGGCGGGCAAAGAACGGGGTGGAAAATGACAACCAAAGAGTGCGCCAAATGTCCGTATCTAACCAGAAAAAACAAATGCTTGTGGTGTGAGTTCCACGAAACAAACATCGGGAATATGACGAACTGTAAGTTAGCAAACAGCAAAGAAAGGGGGGCAAAATGATTGAAAAACTAAATACCAAGTATATTCATGTGGAATCCGATAGCACCGCAAAACTTGAACTTGCGAATAAAATCAACGAACTTGTAGATACTGTTAATAAATTACACGAAGAAGCCGAAAATAATGCACGTATAAGGGCAAATCACGAAAACCTTATAGATACTTTGGTTGAAGAAAACAATGTCCACGAAAAACAGATTGATGAATTGCAAATGAGAGATGAAGATTTGGCAGAACGAATAAACTATACACTGGCTAAGGCAACTGGCGATAAGGAAGCGTTAAAACTACTAGATGAAAAATATAAACCTGTTGATAAGTTTGCAGAACAACGCAAGGCATTGAAAATAGCGGTTGATGCGTTAAAAACAGTTCGCAGATATACCGCTATAAACCAATTTGCACCAAAATCACGAGAAGCACACATTGTAGCAAAGAAAGCCGTAGCCGAAATAACAGCATTGGAACAAAAGGAATAGACCAATAACCGAAAGGAAAGGAAATGAAATACATAGTTGATATTTTGCCACTAAACAGGTCTGTTGCCTGTATAGATTCTATCAATGAAGCACCAGACGATATTATTGAAGAGTGGAACAAAACTAAAACTAATGCTATGACTTATGTCTATAACGGTGATGTGTATATCGTGTTTAACAGGGCAGACAAAAAAGTCGGGGCTGGGATACTATGCCACGAAGTTTACCACGCAGTAAATAGATTGTTTGACATAATAGGATACAAAGTAGATACTACAAACGATGAAATAGGCGCATACCTTATGGAGTTTATTTACAGGGAATTATGTGATTTTGTATTCTACCCCAAAAGGGTTATGAAAAAAGCACAGAAAGACACAAAAGATTTTGATAAAATTTATCCTAGGGAGTAAAGGAAATGAGATTTATTGATTTAACCGGGCAGAGATTTGGGCGGTTAGTAGTTTTGTCTCGTGGCCCAAACAATAAAACAAACCACGTGATGTGGCGTTGTAGGTGCGATTGCGGGAAAGAGATTATGGTATTTAGTGGGGTTTTAAGAAAAAGTGTTAGAAGTTGCGGGTGTGCTGCCGCAGAAAAAGCCAGAATGAGATTAACAAAACACGGCGCATTATTATATCAAAAAAGAGATATATTATATGGGAAATGGCAACGGATGAAAAGCCGTTGTTATAGACCAGCAGACCCAAAATATAAAAATTATGGGGCGCGTGGTATAACTATGTGCAAAGAATGGAAAAATGATTTTGGGTGTTTTAGAGAATGGGCAATTAAAAATGGTTATAAATCCGGGCTGACTATTGAACGCATTGATGTTAATGGGAATTATTGCCCGTCAAATTGCAAATGGATACCAATGGAAGAACAAGCATACAACAAGACAAATACTGTTTATCTAACAATCGATGGACAAAAACTGCCATTAATAAAATGGGCTAAAAAATTAAATATAGATTATAGAGTGCTTTATTATGAATGCATAGCAAAAAAAAGGAGAAAAAATTGATTATTAGTTATTTTGGCCCACAGTATAACCCCAAGACAGACACGTGGGAAATACACATCAAGGTCAAAGGGCAATACGAAATCTACACACAGATTGTGGAAACCGAAACAGAAAAAGCCGCACAAGAATACATACGATATGTGGACTTGGCGATTAAACAAAGGGGGAAATGATGGCATATATATTTGATATTGATGGAACTTTGGCAGATTGTTCGCAAAGATTACACTTTATTCTGCCAAACAAAGAAGATTTAACAGGCGACATTGACCTTGATAAGGTTGCGCCAGATTGGGAATCTTTTTACAAAGATTGTGTAAATGATAAACCAATACAGCCCGTTCTTTTATTGGCATTAGATTTAATAAAATCTGGTCAAAAAATAATATTTCTTACGGGGAGACCCTGTAAATACATGAACGAAACATTACAGTGGCTGCAAAAATATATTGGGAAAGATATTAAAGGTTTGTGGATGCGTAGAAATGACGACCATAGACCAGATTATATAATAAAAAAAGAAATATACGAAACACACATAAAACCAAATTTAAAAAATGAGTGTATTTACGGTGTATTTGAAGATAGGAAACAATGCGTTGATATGTGGCGGTCTTTGGGGTTAACTTGTTATCAAGTAGCAGATGGCAATTATTAAACAAAGGGAGAAAGGGAAATGAAAGAAACAATCCAAAGTATAATTGAGTTTGAATCTAAAAAATATGAAGGCGCAGAGTTTTCATTAGCCCTTGACATACTTCAAAACTCTGTGGAAAATTATAAAGTAGCAACAAAGAGAAAGAAACTTGAATACGTTGCCAAGACGTTTATAAATGCGTGTCTTGTCGCATCAATGGATGCCTTAACAGGCGCACAGGCATTTGAAGTTTTTAATAACTTGGCGACAGATTTAGAAACTGATAAGGATACTATTGAAAAGAAAATCAATAAAATAATGAAAAAGGAAAGGAGTGAATATGAAAAAAATAGGGATAATAGGACTTGGCTTAATCTTATCAGGTTGTGCTTCCGAAAAGCCAGTATCTGAAACCATAACAGAAAACGCTATAAATCAAGCCACAGCAATAGAACAAAGTTTACCGAGTGAATGTAAGTCGGCGGCGATAATCACTCAATTATCGGTGCTTAAAAGTGAAATTAAGAACATTTCCGTAGCATGTGAAACTGAAAAAGACCAAATCACAAGGGAAAAGAACTCTTGGAAACTAGGTTTTTGGGGTTTAATTATTATCATAGGGGTTTATATTGTACGTAAAATCTTAAAATAACATAAGGAAGAAAGGAGAAAGATATGTATAAATGTAAATTTTTCAGTATTCGGGAGTTGGTACACCCATCATTTTTAGGGATTAGCGAAGACATTTTATGGCGTTTATTTGATGATAGGTTGTTGAAATATGCAGACAAAATCCGTGAAAAATACGGTGCATGTACGGTAAATGCAAACGGTCTGACCGATTGTGGTTTACGTAAGATGGATTCTTCTACTGGGGCAAAGTTTTCTTCTCATAAGTTTGGTCGGGCATTAGATATTCATATTCGTTCTATCGAATTGGCTGCGGCAGAGATAAAAGACCCAGTAAAACGCAAAGAGTTTAAGTCCAAAGAATACAACAAGGTTCGTGAAAACCTTATGTTAAACTACGAATTTGACGGTTTGTGCTTTGAGCAAAACAGCAAAGAGTACCCCAAGGGTATTGTTTGGTTGCACATTTCCGTTGAAAACAGAGATAAAAGATTATTTAACGCATAATGATTAAAATAGAAAACTTTATTGTAAGAAAGGATTAGAAATGAGTAAAGCGTTTCCCATAAAAGATTTTCCAAATTATTATATAACCGACACTGGCGATGTTTATTCACGTAGTTATCGTAATACTGGGCGAATAAAGAAATTAAAACCAGAACTAACAAAAGATGGGTATTTACAAATCCATTTATATTACAACGATAAATCCAAAAGGTTCAGGATACACCAACTAGTGGCAGAAACATTTTTGCCCAACCCCGAAAACAAACCATGTATAAACCATATTAACGGGCAAAAAAATGACAATCGTATTGAAAATTTAGAATTTTGCACATATAGCGAAAACACAACACATTTTTATCATACTCTTGGGTATAAACGACCAAGTGGCAAAAATAATCCGCGTTCAAAGATAATTTTACAAATTAAAAACGGTAAAGTAATAGCAGAGTTTTATGGTACAGCCGATGCTTCAAAACAGACAGGGATAAACAGAGCAAACATAGTTGCTTGTTGCAACGGCAGAAAATGGCATCATACGGCAGGTGGCTATATGTGGAAACATAAAGAAGAAAAAAATGGTTAAGATAGATAATTGTATTTTAGAACCAAATGATGAATTGCCAGAATGGTATGTTTCTGGGTGCTTTGTGCGTATTATTGGAAAAGATAATGGTAGTTCTTTCTTTATTTTTAAGACAGATGAGCAAGAAAAAGCCCACGCTGTTGTAAGAGAAGATAAAACCTTGGATATCAAAGGAAAATCAAAAAGTCATTTAAGAAATCCCCCGTCAGGTTATTACGATGTCTTAAATCACTCAAAAGTGTGTTTTAGGTTAGTTTTTAATCGTAGTTTGGATGTAAGCCCCGAAGAAGAAATCGAAGAACCTGAAATCGACCCAAGAACGGCCAGCGTATATGATATAAATCTATGGTTTTTTCGGCAAGCCCAAAAGGTCTTAAAAGACAAGGCGATTCCACGTGGGTTTCAAGAAGCAATTAAAGTTATGCGTGATTCCTATGACGAAATGAGATTAGAAAGGAAAGGTATAACTCAACGTAAAATGGAAACAAGAGAAATTGTGGTAGAAGACGATGACGAAGATTAAACTTAAACTTTTTGAGTATTGTATGTCCGTGCCAGAAAAGTGCTTATCTTTAATGCCAGATATGGTGCGTTGGCTTTATAACAAGAAAAATGGCAATCCAAACCCTAGTAAAGGCGGTGTTTATTATATTGAAGGAAGCCGTGGAAGTTCTAAATCGCAAAGTTATATGCGTATAATTGGGGAATTGTTAGAGTGTGGTTATGCTGATGCTATTACAGTGGGTATTATTACCGAATCGGCACTGGATGAATCAGTTGTTAGTTTGTTTGATGAAATATTTGAAGATTATATTGACGACAGATATTCAAAATCTAAATATCGTAAGTTAAAATCAGGGCAAGAGATTTTCTTTAAGGGATTCCACCCAAGCAAGAAAACCGCATTGAAAGGAACTGAACGAGCCACCGATATTCTGTTGATAGATGAGTGTGAAGGTTGGGGAGTAGATGCTGCGGCAAAGACACTAAACACCTATATCAGAGCAGGCGGCGTTATAATCTTACTTTCTAACAGATTTGACGAAGATGTTAAAATATGGTGTCAATCTGTTGGGGGTAAATATTTAAGAATTGACTACTGGGAAAACCCACATCTTGATTCACGTACTCGTGCATCTTGGGATGAAATGCGTGAGATAGACCCAGAATACTGGAAAGCAACTATTCTCTATCAAGGGGAATCTGATGAGTATGCTCGTATGTTCTCTAACATTACAATAGATAGATTGCTTGGTGGCGAAAATCCGCACCCTGTTGGGAGTCCTGTTGTTAAAGTTATGGCACAAGATTTTGCTGTCGCAGGTATGGACAGAAACGTTAGAACACTTGGTCTAAAAGATGACAATGGTATTTATCACTTATGGGTTAAACAAGGCGATACTTTTTCAACAGAAAAACTTTTAACTGCTATGATGAAAGACAAACAAGAGTTCAAACCTGACATATTCGTTGGCGATAGTGTCGGGCAAGGATTACCAATTATGCAAATGATTGGCCCAGAATCCCCAACAAACATTTATTTTAATGGTGGTGGGGAAGCACATATAGACGGTTATTTTAATCTACGAGCATCTACATTTGGGCGGTTAAAAGAACTTGGCGACAAACATCTAGTAGTTATTCACGCTGACCCACTCGTTCAAGGGCGAATAAGGGAAGATTTGCGTGGTATAATTTTAGCCCAAGAAGGGGCTGATGGTAAAACCAAAATAGTTCCAAAAGACAAAATAAGAAAAGTTTTAGGTAGGTCGCCCGACTATGCTGATTCTATTGCGATGTGCGTTTATGGGATAGACCAAGGCACAGTTTATAGCGATGCGAACTACACAGAGAATCCAAGACGAACCACTGTAATATATAACGATTGGAATTGGTAAAAAAGGAACTGTTATGAGCAAAGCATTTTTAATACATACTTTCCCTGATTATTATGCCACTGATAGCGGCAAGATATATTCACGTAAGCAGGGAAGATTCAAACAATTAAAACAACAAAAAAACCAATCTGGTTATTTAACAGTATTATTACGCAAACAAAATAAGGATTATAGGATATTAGTGCATCGCCTTGTTGCAGAAACATTTATACCAAATCCAGAGAACAAGCCACAAGTAAATCATAAAAACGGAATAAAAACTGATAATCGTGTGGATAATCTTGAATTCTGCACATCATCAGAAAATATGCAACACGCTTGTAAGAAACTAGGTTTCAAACCAAATAACCCATCACTTGGTAAATTAGGCAAGGAAAGTCCGCTATCTAAAATTGTTTTACAAATAAAAAATAATAAAGTTATCGCAAGTTTCTATGGGACACAGGAAGCAAGCCGACAGACAGGTATAAGACAATGCACTATTGCTGCATGTTGTCGTGGAAATCAAAAAACATCTGGCGGTTTCCAGTGGACTTATAAGAATAATAATGATAAAGTTTAACTGTGTGCAAAACTAACTAAAAGAAAGGAGTAAAAAATGGCTGATGATGTCATTGAAACACAGGGTGGCACCCCTACTGAAATGGATTCATTTATCGAATCTATTACTGATAATGCTCAAAAGAAAGCATTCCGTGAAACTTTGAATGACGATGGGTCGTTTAACAAGGAAAAGATTCGTGATTTGGCAGGTCGGTATCTGTCCGAACGCCGTAATATCTCACGAATCAACGAAATGCCGGAATCTGTTGCAAAGTTCAAAGAGTTATATAAACCCGATGATAAGTTTGCGAATCTGTTCAACGAAGAGAACAAGGGTGGCGAAAAGATTCGTAAGATGTTCGACCAATTTGACGAAATGTGCATGTCTTCCACTATCGGTCAATCTAAAAACAAAGCCGTTAAGGACTTTTTGCTGAAAACTTTTGCGGACAATGGCTTAATTGACATGACTTCCGAAGAAGAAAAACAGGCCGCACAGCAAAAGAAAGCAGACGACATCAAGGAAATCCTGCAAGATTCCTTGGGTTCTAACACTGATTTAGACAAGGTTCAATCTATCATAGACCAGTTTATAGAAGATGAAAGCGATGGCGATGAAACAACCAAAGCGGTCTTTGATGCCATCAACAATTCGGCAAAGGGTAAGTTGATACTGTATTCTCTGCGTAATCGTATCTATGGGAAACCAGTTCCAGTTATGAAGACCGAGATTGGTAATTCTTTGAAAGCACTTGAAAAAGAATACAATGACCCGAATACAACGAAAGAACGCCGTAAAGAACTTGCGGAAAAGATGAACGAAATTGAAGGGATTGAATAATGGCTAAATTGAATTGGTTTTTGTCATTAAAGAATATGGCAAAGTCCGATGCCACCGCAAAACAACTGTTAGATTCTATTAACAGTGCGGAATCGGAAGAACTGAAAGAAAAGGCAAAACTGGAAGCAAGGGAGTATATTGAATCGTTTGTTGATAGTGAACCCGAAAAACCTGCTGAACCTGAACCAGTGGTTGAAACAGAACATATCGAAGTTGAATCACAGGTTGAACAGGCCAAGAAAGAATTGGAAGTGGATTTGGATGCACCCCAAGAAACTGGGGAAAGACCCGAACCACAACCACCTGTTGATAATGATTTAATTGCTCGTATAGAACGCCGTCAAAAGATAGCGGAAGAAAACGCACGGAAACGCAGGAACCAGCCCATCACATTGCGGGAGCAGAAAGAGTGGTCTATGCAGAAAGCACGTGAGATTGACGAACGTAATGAACGTATGCGTTTAATGCGTGAACAAATCAAACAACAAGTAGCCAAAGCACAGGCAGAAGCAAAGGCAAACAACTCAAAGAACATGGTTGGCTTGCTGACAATCCTGTTGCGAGAACTTAAACTGAATATTCGGTTAGAAGTTATTTGCAAAAAGCATGGGTTTACAAGGGAAGACCTTGATAAACTGAAAGCAAATAATCCAGCAGGTTGGGAACAATGCGTGGCTGCGAGAAAATATCTTGAAAAAGAAGTTGAATTATATATTCACTAGCGATATAATAAGTATCGGTTTCATCCATACTATGTCGTATAAACCCGGGAATTACCCCGGGTTCTTTGTTTAGCGTTTTTTCTTTTTGCAGGCCATTTTATTCTCCTTTATTCTTTACAAAATAATTTAAGATATTCCAATACACCGTTGATTGCCGCAACACCACCGGCGATGTAAACAGATAAATCAAAACTTGCCCAGATAGCAATTACTGTTGAAACAGGGATAACTAATACATTGAGTGTATCAATTATCTTTTGTAAGGTTTCTTTTTTCATATTTTACTCCTTTGGTTATTTTCTATCATAAGTAGTTGCTGCAATTCCGATTATATCTGATAACCATCCAAGAACCATACCAAATGTTTCTTCATCTATACCATTTAAGTTAATATCACGTAAAGTTTCATATCCTGTTTGAATTGAAATGGGTGCTAACAAGTCGCCTAAATTATTTGCAATATCCCCAGCAGTTTTCCAATTTTGTTCATTACCCCAAAAATCTTCGGTCTTGCCAGTTGTAAGTAAAGGGAACAAAGTTCCTGATACCAACCTTGCCGCAGGTGCAGATTTACCACGGATAAAGTTACCTATTGTCTTTGCCCACGATTGCTTTTTAATCTTTCCTGTGGTTGTAGTTCTTGTTTCGCCTGTTGATACACGTGCTGCCAAAGTAATCAACGCTGCTGTTCCTGTGGTTAAATCAAACCGAGTACGGCCTATTTTAATCTTACCAAAGTCAGAACTGCGTGGGTCAAACACACGACCTAACCACTCGTAGAAACTTTCGTCATCTTCACGGTCAAATAAATACCTTAAAGCATTTGTAACAATCGCCATCATAATAAGGTTCCCAACTGCTGCCCTTGCTCTAATACCTTTTGGCGATAATTTTCCTATTTCCCCAACAAATCTTAAATCTGTTAGTGTTTGAATACGGCTTGCCAACCATTTGGGTGCAAACAAGAGATTGTTTACAATTCTATTTTGTTTGTCGTCTTTTGATGTTAATAATGGGGCTTCTCCACGACCTGTAATCGTATTTATGGCCTTCCCAACATTTTCTACTTTTAATAGTTTAAGGTCGCCATTTGGATTTTCTTCTGATTTTGTTTGGTCTAACATCCAATCAAATAGATTAGCACGAGCGGTCTGTATCGCTAAATTAAACGATTCTTCTGACCGCCTTAAAAGGTTTGCTTTTGGGATATACTTTTCTAATTGTTTTGAAACCCATGATTCAGGAAATGCTTCTTCCTTAATACCTACTTCAATATTAAAAGCGTTATAATTACCATTTAATGCGTTAGGTCTAGTTAAAAGGTCGCCCAACATAGTATCAACACCTTCTGGGCTTTCAAACCATGCTTGATACCCTTTTTTCATAGCATCTTGAAAAGAGTTCCAATTTACATATGCTGTGTTCTGTAACTGTCTTAAAAACGAAAAGTCAATAGACGCTTTTAATGATTTAATATTACCTGCAATACTCAATAAATTATCCCAGAACCTGCCACCCCAATTCTTACGTTCATGAATCATTTGCTGGGCTTTCAAACTATTTTCTGTGTAGAGTTTTTGAAATCTTACCATGGATTGTGCTAATTCCTGACGTGCCTGTAATGCTTCGCCGTCTAATTTCTGCACTTCTTCCATACTCATGTTTGTATAGTTTGGTACAAGCCGAAATAACCGTTTCTTTTGTTCTGATATAGTTTTAGATAACTCAAACATTTGTTTAGCATCTTCACGAGTAATAGCAAATCCCATTAACTGTTCAGCAACCCCTTCCGCAAACATACGTGCGCCCTTTGGGTTCATAATTTCTGGGCGACTTATAATACGGTCTAATAACGGTTTTTTGTTGGTTCCCTTAACCCCTTTCTTTTCAAGTTTCTTTAACCACTCTTTTGCTGCTTGAACTTGTGACGGTTGAAGAACTTTTTTTTCAAACTCACGATTTAACCACTCTGCCGTATCGGTTTTACCGGGAATATCTACAAAGGGAGCAAACGTCTGCACTCTTTGTTCTGCTGTCATATTACGCAACCCACGAATACCGCCTTTGTGTTTAATCTCATCACTTAACTTTTTAAGGTCGTCTGGTAAAATACAAGGCATTTGTTATCTCCTTATTGACATTTGATTGA